CACCCCAAGTAAAGTTCGTACCTGTATAAGTAACGCGCTTTTCTTTAGGAATGACTTTAAGGTTGGAGTACCCAACCGGCATGACATTTTCAAGCCATGCAAATTCATCCTCACGGATGGCCGTACGGTTGGCTTTGGTGTTAAGCCCTTTGAAATCCTTCGTTACATGGTAGGACTTCTTTTGCTCAACAGCAGCCATAATTAGTACGGTACAGAATAGGGTGTGGGCAAACGACGAGTAAAGCTAGAGTTGATTGCTGCCAAGAGTTGTTTCTTGTATTCAGCATTAAATATCTCTGCTTCGCCGTAGGATTGTTCCTTGTATTTTGCCTTATAAGCAGCGTAAAACGCCACAGGAGAGGTATAAGGCTCTAAAATTGGTTCGGTTTGAGAGTCAGAGGTCAATGCTACCGGCAAAACGATAGTGTCGAACTCCATGACATAAACTTGATCAGGCACTGGGCCTAAGTAAATCGTGCTTTGAGCGTATCTAGTAAAAGCAATCGGTCTTCCCGTATAGTTTTGCCAGAACCTCAACTCAGCATTGAACTGCGACCATGACATGTACCTAAGCGGAATGCGAGTATTGCCCCAGTACAAGTTAACGTTGATGACATCTAATATTTGATCAGCGTAACTTGGAAGCGTCAGCGTCGTAATATCAAACGTTTCAACAGACGTTGTTGTATTACCTGTAAGAATAGCTCGTAAGCAACCTGTATCGCGGACTACCCGATGCCTTGCATCATTGATGTAATCCGTGAGTTCTGTATCCGACCAAAACACACCCGTAGCGTCATGCAGCAGCCTTCTGACATCTGCAATATAGCTTGTAAAGGTTGCCATTTATGCCTCATTGCGAGAGGTATGGACTTTTGCCGCACCCCTACCGCGAAGCGGAGGTGCGGCTACTCGATCCACCACGAGGGCTGACAAGTGGTCGGACTTTATTGGCGCGTCTGTAAACACAAACTCTTTGAGTTTAGCCATAGCTTTCTCATAGTCTGTATTCATTTTCATCCAGCCAAGACGCACCAAGTAAGGAATCTTATTATCATCGCCGTAGCCAAAAATATGGCGAGCAACGATAGGTTCCACTGGAACACTTTTGTTAGGAGGAAACTCAATACGCTGATCGACATATTTGCCAACCAGCGTATCGCCACCTTTGTTAGTCACAAAGATCATGCTTCGAGAATATCCCCGTAGACATAAACATCTGCGGTTGCTGCTGCACCTTGAGCGGTTGTCAGCGACAAATACAGATTGGGAATGCTCGACTTCACCGTGGTACTTGCGCTGCCAGACGTATTAAGCGTCAGGTCAAGAAACAAGGTTGAGGCCGAAAGCGAAGAATATGCTTGGGATGATGCAACTACCGCTGTACCACCTTTGGAAACGGCGGTATAAACGCCGCCTGCCGCAGTGGTCAATGAGATGGAAGCATTCGTTACAACAATCCGACGAAGAATGAACTTAGACGGATTGCTGAACATCACGATACGTTGATCGGCGGTGCTATCCATATTGGCACCAATCAACTTCCCAAGCAGGATACCTCCGAACTGCTGCGGTAACAGACTACCGACTTTGTTGGCATCCATGCTTTACCTCGCTTATGCGTTATAAGTGCCAGTTGCTGCCTGACCGCCATTGACAGTCAAGAAGAGCGCTGTAACCGTGCCGGAAGTCGAAACGATTTTCACGTTTTGACCATCAGAAACGATCATGCCACCCGTATTTGCCGCAATAACGTCTGCCCATGACGAGCCATTGTAGGCTTGATATTTGCAGTTTGCTACAGGGTAAATAATGTACAGGCCAGCAGGCAAGGTGTAATCCGTACCTGCGGTAACTGACTGGGTAACATAGTCGAAATAGGCACCAGCAGCATCGCTGTTAAGCCCACTGACAATGATTTTATTAAGTGCAAGAGCCATGACTTGATCTCCTTACAGCGTGAGCGAGTTAAGACCAGTCACCTTGGTCATGCTCTTAGGCTTGGTGCTCACCATTTCTGCAATGGTCAACACTGCGCCAACATAACCAATCTGCCAGTTAGGCAGCGTGGACTCGAAGCCCGTGAAGGCAAACTCGGCCTGATCGTGAATGTACATGCTGAGATAGTTCGTGTTCAGCAGATACAGCTCACCTTCTGTGCAATACGGATCGGGGTAGATCGGTACACCAGCAACCATTAAAGCACGGAAGCCTGATGTTGGGCCATCCTCACCTTGAGCAAAGCTGCTTCCTGGCGTGATCATGTAGGTTTCTTGGCCTACAAAGTCTTGCGCCAACAGCGTCCAAGTACCAAAACCGCAAACACCAAAGGTTGGAACCTCAGCGCCATTTTTTACCGTTCCAGAGATGTACTGGAGGATGTTCTGGCGAGTTGGGTTAACCGAACCTGCTGCGTACTCTTTGGATGCCCACCATGAGTAGGTCGAGCGTGACAGGCCACCGTAAGTACCAGCCGAATCAACAGCAATGGGCAAGCCCGTAAACTGTTGTGCATTGCTGGTATTGGTGTACAGCGCCGTTGCCATCGCATCCATCATGACGTTGGTCGCATCGTTCATGCGAGCCTCAATCAAAGGGATCACAGCATAGTCTTGCTGTACCGCACCTTCCATACCGAGGAATGGAACCGGCGCAATCATGAGCTTTAAGTTGAACTCAGCGTTGTACGCACCTTGCTGAACAGCAGGTTGTGCAAACGAACCGCTATAGTCCGACCACTGAGCATTAACAAATTGCGAACCCTGAACAGGCACTGTCACTGAAGACACACCACCGGAGGCGGTTTGCGAATTTGCCAGCAGTGCAGCGAGCAAGGGAGTGGAGTTGTAAAGCTGGACAACCAGTTTAGGAATAAATGCCCTACGGGTGACGTAGGTCAATTCATTGTATTGACTGGTGCCGCTTGCTGGGATAATACCGCCACCAATAGGCATGATGTATTCCTTTTAAGCTAAGTTAACGAAGGCCAATAGGTCGAGACTGGTTGCCCTGCCTCAATTCATTTAACGCATTTGCCGCCGCTTCCCTTGCCGCCGCTGCCGGATTCTTCAAATACTTCTGAAAATCATTGACTTTAGAAGTAATCGGCTGATTGCTATAGGCCGGTGTTGGCCTGTCAGCTTGCTTCATCCAGTTGTAATACTCAGCAGCCGATTCATGATTACTAATGCCTTTTTCAATCATCAATTTCTCGATGGCTTTAACATCATCATCAGTTTCGGCAAGACGCTTTTCTTTAAGCGTATTTCTACGCCGTTCCAGTTCTGTACGAGCATCCTTCTCTTTCAATCGAGCTTCTAATTGAGCAATTTTTTGCTGTTGAGCATCAATAGCTTTAGAAGTACGGTCTTCGATTTCTAGTTCAGGCACCGGAAGATCAGGATGAGCTTGCTTTGTCAGTCTCAGAAACTCCTTTCGGGTTTTCGGATTCTCAGCCAAGGTTTTAGCCAAGGCAGCAAGTTCATCTCTTGCGTCAGGGGTAAGGTTTTCAAGCGACATAGTTTTCAGCCCTCAACTTCAATCAAATGACACGCTTGGTGTCACCTGGTTTGCTCAACGTCATGCGGTTTTTAGAAACCTTAGACGAATTTGATAGACCGCCGAACGGCTCATAGCGGGGTGGATTGTAAATCTGACCATTTTGCTGTTGATTATCGGTAGGCCGACGAATCGTTCCAGCTCTAGGCTTAAACAGTTCCATACGTTGCTCCTAAATAGGAAGGGGTGGGTTTTGAGTCCCAGGGGTTGGTGCCGCAGCCATCGCTCGCATCTCAGCCGACGCGCCACCAGCCTGTGGCAGGGTTTGAATCATTTGCAAGATTTCAGCAGGTACTAACTCTTTAGCTTTGTAATCCATCTCGCCAAAAGCAGAGCCTAGCTTGCCAATTGCCTCTTTAACCGCCTTTTGTTCTGGCGATCCATCAGGAAACTTTTGCATCGCCCCCATGAGCATCCCCATGCCAAGCTGCACATCAATGCGGCCTTGCATTTCTTCGCCCTTCTTAGGCTCTGGGGTAGACATGGGAGAAGACATAGGAGGCGAGGAAGCACCAGAGAGGGCAGGCTTCTTCTCCATACCCTCTTCACCTTCGGTACCTTCTTCTTCAACCTCAATTTCCATCGAGGCTTTGCCATCTTTGGCACCGCCGCGAATAAGTTTCATCAGTTCTTCAGCGCTCACAGCCATAATAAATCCTTTCAGCGCGGTTTATACCACTTAACGACCGTCTGTCAAGCGATTAACGGCGTGAACGGCGAGCGTAACGTAACATTTTGCGTTGCATCATGAAAATCGACCTCCAGCGCGTTGATAACCCGTGCGATTCATCGTTGCACGACCGTAATTGAGTTGAGGGGTGCGATAAATCTGTTTTAACTGAGATTCGTTCATTCTTGGCTGGTCACTTTTGTACGAATAACGGTCAGTGCCGCCGTTTGTACCACCAGAACCACTATTGATGTTGGAATTACCATTAGTCAGCATAAAAACTCCTATTGTGCTGGTGGTGCAGCGCCTTCTGGCGTTGGTTGTTGCTGTTTTTGCATTTCTTGCGCTGCTTCGTTCATTTGTTGCATCTTTCGGAGGTCTTCTTTGAGCAATTGCTTCATGGGAGGCTCCAAAATGTCAATCAAACGCTCTTTGGTGATCGCACCACGGTCTGCAAGCGCAAAAGCAAGGCTTCGCAGGTCTTCAGTGAAGATAGGTGAGTTGCTATGCGCGTCTACTTTGACCACAAAGTCCTTGGTGAACTGGTCTGCAATGAACTTATTACCCGTATCGTCGGTATAAATACGATCCGAATACGTTTGCATGGCTTTTAAGTACAACGTTGCCATCTTTTCAAGCGCATCTTCGATGATTAACGCCCGTTTTTTAGCCCTTGAAGAGCCTAAACGGGCTAATTGCGACGCATGACCCGCACTTCTAACGCCTGATTCACCTCTTCCTTGCAACACATTCACAATCCCTGAGGCTTCTTCAAACATTTGATCAATTTCAGAAATCTCACGGAACAAATCATTGGGTATGGATGGTGCTAATTGCTCTACTTTGGCATTAGGCATATCCGTAGACAGCAAACCACCCACACGATTAAGGGCAAAGTTCTTCTCATCGAGCAAGCCTGTAAAGCCAATCAAGGCTGTCGGTGGTGTAACTTGCTTAGACAGCAGGTCAAGTATCTCTGTCATGCGTTTATTTCGCATGTCTTGCAAGAAAACAAGCCTTGCAACCTCAGAAATACCCCAGTAGTAGTCATATTGCGGGGTTGGGCAGAGCTGAATAAAGGGCAACTCACCCTTTAAGAACATACTCTCACCTGGCCTGTCATAGATGATGACATTTGGGTCGGCAATGGTGACGCACTGGTAGTCATCCGTGTCATCATTCCACACCCATAACTCCGTCATCTTGATCGTATCTTCAGCCACCCGTGCCTTGTACTGCTGCATACCAGCAATATTAAGGTTCACATTGCCGTACATCGTGGGGTCAGTGGCCGACAAGATCAGACGCTGGATACCATCAGGCACTTGATTCTGCTGGCTTTGGCCTAACTGCAAGCGAGCAAGCAGCGCATCACGGTTGGGGTGTGAATAAAGCCTTGCATATAACTCAGAGCGTGTGATGTAGTAAATCTGAATCAACGCTTCTTGGCGATCCGTATAAGGCGTATCTTCTCGATACACACCGATACAGCGTGGATCAACCATGTAGGGGTGCAAGCCATTCTTTTGAATGAGCTTAATAAAGGTGGAGTTGTAGCAAAGCGCCCAGTTCAGCGCTTGCGCAAACACCTGATCAGCATTGGAGTTCAACCAGTCATCGTTTAATGCGCCGGTAAGCGCAGGAATCTTGGTTTGCTCATGCGCATTGACGGAAGCGCCAAGCGAGATCGTAAAACGCGTAGTTTCTGCTGAGTAAAGAAAACTCGATAACTGATCGATGTGCGGGTAAATCTTGTTGTAGTAAGCCGGTGGGGCATCAAGCCCCGAACCAAAGAGATAGTAAGACCTTAACGAATCGTAAGTGCCTGTGCGTTCCTGAATGCTAACGGAGCATTTATCAACCAGGTCGTTGTAGAAATACTCACGTTGTACAGGATCGTCAGGGATTCTCATGTCGCTAGCTTCAAGTTTTCATGGTCGCGTATGACCACCGAGGGTTGCGGCTTGCGCAATGCTATACCATTTTCCTTAACCGCTGACAAGCCTCCCACGGTTTCACCTTTAATGGAATTGAGATTGTAGTTGCCTATTTCTGACGGGTTACCCCACTGCACACCAAAAGGATTCTGCGGCTGTGCTGCAATTTTGTTCTGCAATAGCGCATGATTCTGATGATCACCTTCTCTAGCCGACTTAATGTCTGACATGCCGTAATCATTGGCTAATTCACGAAGCGTGCTATCAGCGTGTTTGGTCTTATCGGACTTCATACCAACGGGTTGCAAGAACACCATTTGCACATCCGCTGTGCAGCCATGAGGGCATTCAGGCTTATTGCTTTCAAAAAAGCCATGTGCAGGGCATTTGTAATCATGATAAACGGCCATGTTTTCTCCTTATCTGGGTATCTAGGTTATCGCGGTGGTAATCATCAGATTTAGGCTTTACGCCAATATTTAATTTGAACTGGTTGCCATCAAACTCAATCAAGTTACGACGCACCATGGCTTGTTTAGGTTTCTTGCGAAACTCTAAATACACATCGCGCCTGAATCGCATGACAGCCACATCGCCATTTGTCCATTGCTCATAAGCACGATTGACACGGCGTTGCACAAACTCAGTCAACGGATAGGTCTTGCGCTGGAATACATCTCTTAGATGATCTTCTGTTAAACCACAAAGCTCAGCAAAAAGACGAATGGAAATGCCACGCTTTTTATCGGCAAAGAACTTCTCCATGACTTCCATCATGGCTTCTTTACTGAGGCCCGACACCGAGTGCTTTCAAGTAGTTGTTAATCTGCCGATCCATGATCGGTTCTTGGACAGGCGTTATCGCTTCTTCTTTCCTTGCCCTAGTCATACGCATTTGCATGAGTTTTGGCATGAGCTGCTCAGCATAAGCCACGCAAGCAAGGGCTGTGGCAATCACCCGATCATCCTTATTGCGCCCATAGGCGGCAATGGAGCCTTGGTCGCGCACCACAGACTTCATTTCTTCTAGCAATTCCATGGAGTAGACATTCATCATGCCGCGCTCAAAGTAATCCTTAAAGTAATTGAGCATTCGTTCTTTAGAGGAATGCGTGGTCAAGTAACCCAGCGAATTAGACACACCACCTAATGAGTCATTTCGCCTCCAGAGGTAGTGCTGCATGTGCGATAAGACATCATCTAATTGTCTTGCCTTCTTCGGCTCCATCGTCTGCGCCTGTCGCCTCAGGTTACGCATCTCATTAATCACAGCCTGCCCTGGACCATTCACTTCCAGGTTTAAGGTTGAGTTTTTGTAGGCTCCAGCAAGATAGCAAATGATCCATGCAAACTGGTAGGTATTGATCTCTGAGGTAGCGAACTCTGCAACCTGATCAAGTCCATCCGCATACGCTCGATAGATTTGAATGCAGAATCGATCTGCCCAGTCAGAGCTTCCATACGCTGGGTCTGCTCCAATAACATAGTAGGCGTTATCAATCGGTTCCTCCCAAAGCGTTAAGGTTGCCATCCGCTCCGTACTTTGTATCAACTCCGTATCTTCAAAATACTGACCCATTGAAAATCGGTAATACCTAGGCAATAGCTTCTTAGCCACCTTGGCTTGATCAGTACACCGTGTGTGGCTAAAGAAACTACTGCCTGTCATGATGAAGGCGTAATCCTCCGTTGGAGGAAACTCTTGATACATCAGCGCTTCATCTTTTAAGCCTTCATTGAGCTTCCAGCGCCACCAAGCAATCTGTCTTGTATTGATCTCCACCTGGTAGAGCTTTTTAATTTCTCTTGTCCATTCCTTTTCTTCTGGGCTTAACTTCCCATCCCAGTACACCCGATACACATCTGACTTCGGGTCAGCCGCATAAAGCTCATTTCGCCACCAGCCACAAAAGATCGCTTTCTGGGTTCTAGCCTTCTTAGCCACTTGCCACATGTCATGCCACATATTGAAGCCACGAGCCGTGCTCTCAAAGAGATAAAGCCTATTCGGGTTCTTCTCAGCCAAGGAAGCTAGCAAGGAAGCTAATCCCTCCTCATCACCCCAACTCGATGTCTCTGTACCATGCAGGTAAGTAATCCCTTTGCCTCGCCCTAGCGACCCCTTCGCTCGCAATCCTGCTACCTGATAAAAGAGCCTTGAACGGTTCTTTAACACCATCTGATTCCTGTTATGCGTCATGAGCGGAATCTTGAACTCTGGTGGCAAGCCATCCATGTACATGGCAAGCGTGGTTCTAAACTGATCTCTATTCTCTTCGGTATCCGTTGTTAACGTCCCCTGAAACCCAGGGTTCTTAAAATGCCAGTAAAGGTCTAAGGCAAGCGATATGGTCGTAATCCCTAACTGCCTGCCCTTCAGAATCACAAAGAAATGCGTACCTTGATTTAAGCCTTTAGCCACTTCCTCCATGACATAGGTCTGGCTGCCCAATAAACGTTGTCCAAGGCGCTGTATCCCAAGCTCCTTTGTCTCTACCTTCAGTTCCCTACAAAACCTGTAGAAGTGCTGTAAATCAAAGTTCATTGCGTACCTGGTTCATATTCATACTTCATGCAAGGCTTCTCAGCCAATAGGCCATCTCTCATACAAATCAGAATCTCCTCCTTATCACCTTCCTTTTCTTTGAGTCCAATCGCCTGACTCCATCGACACGTTTCGCAAGAGGGCTTCCAGTCCATACCTTTCCTTTAACCACAACACCGTCTTTTCTTCATCAGCCGTTAAAGAGCGCTCTTTCCTCTCTTTCTCATACCACCTCATCGCTTGGTACGGATACGTCTTATCACCCTCCGTATACCGCTTAATCCAAGCAATCTGAAACTCATGACTCACTCAACCCGCCACACCCTAACACCACCTTCCACCTTCCTCGCTGTGAACTTCTTCCCACTCTTTCTCCACTCTCGATAGTTCGCATTACATAACCTACCTAAATCACCATCTTGTACATAGAAACTATCTCCTAGCTCTAATGCTTCGTATGGGTATTTAGCTATCTTTTGCTTCTCAGGTATCTCTATATTCTTTTCTAACGTCACCATAACCGTACATCTCCATATTGTCGATGTACTCATCATATCTCAAAACCTTACTTTTCATTGGGGCGGGGATGGTTATGGTGCACTCAAAACCGGAGGCCTCGTCCCATTCGATGTCGCCACAACGAGCGATCTGTGCGGGCTGCGTCTGGCCATGACATGCCCGATTGACCTTGAGCACATGCCTGCTCATGCAAGTCATGACGGGGAAAGGTGCGGTACTTAGCCCCTTGTATGGCCATGGCCCTTATCGATAAAATCGATCAATAGGGGGCGGTTAGATAATTACATCAATGCTCCCCAATGCTCGAATGAGCATAGGCCCATATAAGTACTTATACACAAATACACAATACACACTCTTATATATATAAAGCGTATAGGCTTGTTACGTATTACATGTGCTCGGTGTATGTTATGTCATTCTAGTGTATACGACTAAAGTCTAATATACATGCTTGTTTAACATGTCATTATTCTCATACATAACCTTATATGGAGAGTCACATGAGCAAGATCGATATTGCGCAAGTCATAACCGACAAGATCATCAGCGAACTAGAGCAAGGTGTAGCTCCATGGGTTAAACCATGGCATGAGAGTGCTGAAGCCTATAACCCTATAACCGGAACGATCTATAGGGGCATGAACCAGATTTGGCTTGGAATGCTTGGAGCTGGTCGATCCAATGCTTGGCTCACGTTTAAAAACATCCGTGACGCTGGGTTATGGCTTAAAAAGGATTCTAAGGGCATACCGATTGTGTTTTATAAGCCTTTACCAGTTAGCCGTAAAAACGCTAAAGGCGAGGATGTTCAGGGCGTTATTCCGATGCTAAAACATCACTATGTTTTTAACGCTGACGATGTGGAAGGCGCTACATTCAGCAAGCAAGGTGGAACCTTGGAAGGTTCAATCGATAGCAGAGTACAAAGCGTTATCGATCGCCTACAGCTAGCCAATGGCGTTCAAACTGCAAGCGCTGCGTACTATCAAGCCACTAAGGATTTAATCGGTATGCCTGCGCTAAGTAGCTTCAGATCGCTAGCTGATTACCACGCCACATTGTTACATGAAGCAGTCCACGCAACCGGCCATGCTTCACGCCTTGATCGAAAGCTAGCTAATAAGTTCGGCTCCGAAGCCTATGCTTTCGAAGAATTGGTTGCTGAATTAGGCGCTGCCATGCTTTGCATGAAGTGCGGTATTGACGGGCAACTACAACATGCAAGTTATATCGAATCCTGGCTCAAAGTATTGAAGCAAGATAAAAACGCAATCATCAAGGCAGCTAGCAAGGCTCAGGCAGCCATGGATCATTTAACTGTAGCAGTTCAAGAGGAAGAGTTATTGGCTGCCTGAGTATGTAACCACTAGCCCTATGCGTAGGGCTATGGGGTACAGATTTTGTGCCATAACCTAATGGAGCCAATGATGTATTCAATACGCTACTTCAATGGTGTAGCTGAACTCAAAAGCATTCACGCTATACCCAATGAGCAGTTCATTAGCTTAGGCGGTATCAAGTCAAAGTCTAATTACTACGATAGTTTTATGCGATTAGTCGGACTCACTGACTCTCACGAACTTTTACCAGTAGAACGAGCCATTCAATATCGCAAGTTCGCTAGCTTGCATGTCTGTAATGCCAAGTGTGTGAACGGCAAGCCTAACGGCACTTGCGAGTGCCAGTGCGGAGGTAAAAACCACGGACTAGGAAAGCAAGCATGAAAACCCTTATCGATTGGCTCATTGCTACCCTGTTTGGGGTAGCACTTGCTTGCGCGATTTTCTTTAACCTATAGGACTATCAATCATGCACTCACTTGGCCCTTGGCTTTATGACATTAACCCCAAAGCACCTGAAGCAATCATTGTCGATTTTGAAGGCTTCGAGGTTGCCCACATATCAGCGTTAGAAAACAGTACATCCGCAAGTGATTTAGAGGATAACGTTCGATTGATTGCAGCAGCACCTAATCTGTTGCTTGCTCTTAAACAAATGCTTCGTGAACACGACGCACTGCAAATGGCTAATGGATCAACTGAAGATAGATGGCCATGCGCAACTGAAGCTAGACGGTTGATCGATCAACTAACCGACTAACCCACTCTCAATACCCCTATAAGCCCTTAAACGGGCTTTTGGGGAGTTTTTAACACCTAACTGGAGTCAACCTACATGGACGATCAGAAAATCCCTCTATGGGTCTCTTTATTCAATTGTCAGATTCACCCGCAAGACTGGTGCATACCCGTTGAATCAGTCTGGCGACGGGCAGGCTGGAAACCACCATCGAAGGAATGCCCTGAAACAATGGCTAAGCAGCAGAGCTTCAGAACCTGGATTGTGACGCTACCCGCTGGCGAGTCCCAATCGATACCTCAATTACCCGCGCAGGAGTCCCATCATGGATGACGCATTGAAGATTAAAGCGTATGAACTTTTGATCGAAGATCAACAAAAGCAAATCAAGGAACTGATTCACTTAGCCGATCATCGGCATGACCCTTACTTAGTTGCTATGCAGCACTTGAACGAGTTCATCTTTAAGCACCATGGCTATAAGGCTTTGTATCAGCTAGGAAAAGAGATCGATAAAGCCTATGCGCCTGAGAATGATGGTCGAGCTTATGGCTTTGCTGAGTCTATTGAAATTGACTACGAGCATAGGAAATGAAAAAGAAACGCTTATTAAGAGACGTTGAATGCGAGTCCCTCGCCATGGTGGAACGTTGGCAAGAGGAACTTGCAAGACATGTGGCCTACCTACCTATTTTATGTGAGCAGGCAGGGGTGACTGAAGATGAACTACACCAAGCAATAGGTATCCACTTCTACGTTAGATCGATTACAAGACATGGAGGTATTCAATGATTGCCAAACCTTTAGAGCTAGCCTTTCAGGCCATGCTTGAACTAGAAAACAATCTAATCAAGCAAGGTCTATCTCATGATCAGTTCAATGATTTACATGACGCTTTCTGTTGCCTCGAAGAAGCGATCAATAAAGCACCAGTGGCAAAACCATGGCAGAGCGTGACACCTGATGAAGTGCAAGAAGCATTCAATTTCGTTGAGCTAGTCAAGCATTTAGATTTTGATGAGCAGAGGCAAGCCTGGTGTGAAGCCTTTGCTGCTTACATCGAAGCCAAGCTGAAGGGGAAAAATCAATGAACACTTGTCCACCATGCAATCAGAAATGCAATCAAGGCAGAGACTGTCCTGCTAATAAGCAAGGACATGCTGAAACAATGAAACGAGCTTTAACCGCATTAGAAATTATTGAGAGGTTCCTAGACCCGTTAGCTAAATGGCAGGTCAGAAAGCCTAAAGATGGAGGGCCAATGATTACGGTTTATCCGCAAAAGGTTGCAGAGGAAGCGATCAACGATTTGCGTCAGGCTGTTGCAGAGACAAAACAGCGTGAATAGGTTGGGCTGACGGATGAGGAAGTGAAGTACATCGCTGATAGCGAATGGGAAGAGGCATTTGTGCGTTTAGTTGAAGCCAAGTTGCGGGAGAAAAACGGTGGATAGAGACGACATTATCAAGATGGCGAGAGAGGCTGGACTGCTTCGCACAGGTGATGGCTGGACAGAGCCTCACCGCTGGGGCGCTGCTGAGATTGAACGCTTCGCCGCACTTGTCGCAGCACAGGAGCGTGAGGCTTGCATAAAGGCCGTAGAAAAGGTTGGTCAGCACGGGATAGTCACTCAGTGCGCAGCCGCCATACGAGCAAGGGGTTAACAATGACAAACAACATCAAACCGTTTATCAAAGCTACAACCCTTGACAACACCTCAGAAATCTGGGCGCGAGTAGACAAAGACGGCAACGTCACACACCTTGACATGGAGCTATGCGCTAAAGGCCCACACAACGCTTACACAGCATTGGCTATGGCGATTTGGAACAAAGCGATTGAAACTGAACGTGAGAAAGTGGCTGCATGGATGACGGAGCGCGGTTACGCAACAGGCCACGGCGACACGATTGAAGATCTTTTGAAAGAACTGGAATGGCAGATTCGGGAGCAAGAACGTGAAGCGTGTGCCGATGTGTGCGTAAAACTGGCTGTGGGAGGTGGATTTGCTGCCGACTGTGCCGCTGCAATCAGAGCAAGGGGTGAGCAATGAATGAAGAGGA